CCGCACCTTACGCTGAAGGACATTCCGATGGTGGTTGTAAATCATACCTATAAAGAAATAGGTCTGTATCCCAAGGATATTGTCGGCGGCGGCACAGGGTCTTATTATTCTGCTGATAACATTTATATCCTCGGTCGTCAGCAAGAAAAGGAAGGCACTGATCTGATTGGTTATAATTTTATCATTAATGTTGAGAAATCAAGATATGTCCGTGAGAAAGCGAGAATTCCTGTTACCGTTCGTTTTGATGGTGGCATTAGCCGATATAGTGGGCTTCTTGATATGGCTCTGGAATCGGGTCATGTGACCAAGCCAAATGTCGGTTGGTATGCAAAAGTAAATACCGCCACTGGCGAAGTCGAAAGCAAGAAGTGGCGTATGGCTGATACTGAATCGCCAGAGTTCTGGGATAGCATTATGGCTGATCCAACATTCAAGGAATGGATTCGTAACAACTACCAATTCAGTTCAGCACTCGCTGGTAATCTTGTTGAGCATGTCAGTGAGGATGACGATGAATAATTTTTTTGCAGAGTTAAAAGCCAAATATGATTTTTGGTATGTAAAGAAGTTTTTCAAACTCGACAAACAATATACCTTCTTCTTGGATCTAAACAATCCAAAGAATCTTGCTGTAAAACTGCTTGGCAAATACGAAGGTGTGATTGTTGAGTTTTCAAACATTCAAGTGAGTGAGCAAAGTGATGCGACGATTTCGTTTGATACGGATATTATCGCAAATCCAAATTTACATAATACGAATAGCACGAGGTTTAAAAACTATACTGCAAATGTAATGCGTAGTATAATTCTGGCTTCGGTTGAATATGCTGAGAAGGTGGTAGAGAATGAAAACGGAAACTCTGATCTTGTCGAGTCTGATGCGCAACGAGCCATTCATGAGGAAGACATTGCCATTTCTGAAGAGCGAGTACCTGAGCGAAAGCCACGAAAAAAAGCTGTTCGAAGAAGTAAAAAAGTTCATTCTGAAATACAACAGTCTGCCGCCGACAGCAGCACTGGAGATCAGTCTCAAAGAATCCACTAAACTCTCCGAGGGTGAGTTAAATAAGTCACTCGAACTGCTAAAGGAAATAGCAAGTGACAAATCAGAACAAAAACTTGAGTGGCTTCTTGACACAACTGAGAAATTTTGTCAAGAGAAGGCTGTTTATAATGCCATCATGGATTCCATACAAATCCTGGATGGAAAAGACCCTAATCGCGGTAAAGGAAGTATTCCTAATCTTTTGTCTGATGCTCTTGGCGTTAGTTTCGACCCTAACATTGGTCACGACTATGTTGATAACTTTGCTGAGAGATACGATTTCTATCATCGTGTTGAGAAAAGAATCCCCTTCGATCTCGAATACTTCAACAAGATCACAAAGGGAGGTCTACCGCAGAAAACACTTAATATCGCGTTGGCTGGTACTGGTGTCGGTAAGTCTCTGTTTATGTGTCATGTGGCTGCTGCTTGTCTGACGCAGAACTATAATGTCCTGTACATCACGCTAGAAATGGCTGAAGAGAAGATCGCCGAGCGCATCGACGCGAATCTTCTGAATGTTTCTCTTGATGATCTCATGAACATGCCCAAAGACATGTATGAACGGCGAATGGAGAAACTCAAGAACTCGGTCAAGGGTAAGTTGATCATTAAAGAATATCCAACTGCATCGGCGAATCCTGCTCACTTCCGCGCACTCATCAATGATCTTGCTTTGAAGAAGAATTTCCGTCCAGACATTATCTTCATTGACTATCTAAATATTTGTGCGTCTGCGAGAATCAAAGCAGGTGCAAATGTAAACAGTTATACTTACATCAAGGCGATTGCGGAAGAACTGCGTGGTCTTGCGGTTGAGAATAATGTTCCGATCGTTTCAGCCACTCAAACAACTCGCTCTGGTTTCAGTAACTCAGATCCAGGTCTTGAAGATACTTCAGAGTCGTTTGGTCTACCTGCGACTGCAGACTTCATGTTTGCGTTGGTGAGTAATGAAGAACTCCAGCAGTTGAATCAGATGCTTGTAAAGCAGTTGAAGAATCGTTACAATGATCCTAATCTGCACAAACGATTTACCATCGGTGTTGATCGCGCCAAGATGAAACTCTATGATCTTGAGCAAAAGGCGCAAGATGCAGTCATGAAGGAAGCAGAATCCAAACCAGTCTTTGATCGTGGACGAAGCAACGACAAGTTTAAAAATCTGAAGGTATAATGAAACTTGAGAAGATTGAAGCAAAATTGAAAAAACTCCAGCCCAAGTGGGTTGGTGAAAAAACAATTGCTTCGATCACTCGTGGACTCAATGCGGCATTTGCAAAGTCTATTGTCCACTTCACTTCTTCTCGTTACGACAGCCAATACTTCAAGAACTATTCGATAATCGTTGGCGGTCAATATAATCCTCGAATCTTCAGTTACATTCGAGAAGCCATACAGATTACTCTTTCATTCCCGAAAGATAAAAAGAAAGTCACCATCTCTGAAAAAGAAGCAGAGATGTTAGTTGTTCGAATTGCAAGAGCAATTCATCACGAGTATCGCCATAAGCATCAACAAAAAGGTCGTGGTTGGAATATTCCAAAACCATACAAACCAAAGTTTAAAAAGAATCGTCTAAAGGCATTATACTATGGAATGCCAGATGAGATCGACGCACATGCCTACGAAACTCAGGCTGAGAGAGTAGATATAAATAGACTACGCGCTGCTCATAAGATTGGCTGGCGCGAGTGCGAAGCGATTTATCTATATCGAGTTTGCTTTCGAGAAGCAGATCCAAAGATCTGGAAACGATTTCTGAAGAAGGTTTATAAAAACAATGGCAAAAGTTAACGAAGGGGATATCATTGAAGGTATTTTTACTATTGCCTTATCTTTGTACATTGCATACTCTAAAATCGAAAAGGATAAACTGAATAAAATCAGAACTCAAGTTGATACAAAACTTTTTTCAACTGGCAGATTTAAATACACTGTTGCCGAAAATGTAAAGCGGCAACATAAAAAGAAACCAGCAGATATTTTCAATGTTAAGTTTGAAATGAGGTTAAAATCTCAAGAATCTGTTCGTGGCGCGTTCGATAAAGAATATAAAGTTCTATATTCTAAAAGTAGAGATGTTGGTGATATTGCCAAAAAAATTGATCAACTCATAAAATCTATCGAAAATTCACCTTCTTATATTAGAAAAGTCGATAAAGCAATTAATTCCTTTTTAGATAATAATCGCGGCGAGATTGTCGACTTTGTCGTTATTGCAGATGGGGTTGCTGGCGAATCCTCTGGTGGTGAGGTTAAGGGTGATGTGACTTTAACAATCTATGCTCGCAAAAAGGGTTCAGAAAAAAAGATATTAACTGAAGCCATCCCGTTTTCTTTAAAATCTGAAAGTGCAACGGTCGCCAATCTTTCTCCATATAATGGTATGCTGGACCTTGCAAAAGCATTCGGTATTAAATGGAATGCAAAAGACAGATATATTGAAATAACCAAAAAAGCAAAGACAAATACTGAGAAGGCTGCTAAATTTAAATTGATTGAAAGCATGTATAAAGACTTGAAGGCAGAAATAAATAAAAAATCTAGATCTCCTGACTTTACAAAAAATGCTCTAGAGTTTTTGAGTAAGAATATTTTTGGCTCAGATTATGCCGACATTGTTGACATCAGAAGCACAAAAGTTAAAGAAATCACCAAAGAATATTTTGATGCCATAAAACAAGATATGGTTCTAGTAGTCGAGGACAGAGGAAATAATCTAGTTTTTGTTGACAAAAAGACAAACAATCCGTTCTTTCAAATAAGAACGAAATTAAGAAAAGAGGCTAATGAAGCCAAGTTTTATTTGGAAGTGGGCACTGAGGCATATAATAAATAATTATTGAGGCTTTATGACTATATTCGTGACTGGTGGTTTGGGATTTATCGGTTCTAACTTTGTATTTGCACACCTAATAGCGCATCCCGCAGATACCGTTGTCATTCTCGACAACTACTCTTACGCAGCAGATACTAAAAACATAATTGGTCTTTATGAAGATTATCGCGTGAAAATTGAGCGCGTGAACATCTGCAACATCAATCGTATGATGCAGTTGTATGAGGATTATCAGCCAGAAAAAACTTATCACTTTGCGGCTGAGTCGCATGTTGATAACTCTATCGCTGGCGATGATGAGTTTCTCCAAACCAATATTCTTGGCACTCATGTCATTCTCAAGTGCATTCGTAAATTTGGCGGTCGATTGATTCATGTTTCGACTGACGAAGTCTACGGAAGTCTTGGTCCGAATGATCCAGGCTTTACAGAAACTACACCATACGATCCACGCAATCCATACTCTGCAACCAAAGCAGCCAGCGATCATCTTGTTCGTTCGTATGTAAACACTCATGGCATTGATGCAGTTGTCACAAACTGCTCCAATAACTACGGTCCGCGTCAGCACAAAGAAAAGTTTATTCCGACTGCGATTCGCCACATTCAAGACAACAAACCAGTGCCTGTTTACGGTAAAGGTGAAAATGTCCGCGACTGGCTATTCGTCGAAGATCATTGCGAGGCATTGATTCTAATCGGCGATAAAGCAGCGACTGGCGCGCGATACAATATCGGCGGTGGATTTGAATGCACAAATGTTGAACTCGTTTCACTAATTCTTGATGTGATGGGTAAACCAGTACATATGTATCAAGATTGGATCAAATATGTTGAAGATCGCAAAGGGCATGATTTGCGTTATTCGATGGATTCAGATAAACTAAAGAGAGAACTTGGTTGGAAGCCCAAGACTAAAATTCAAGATGGCTTGATCAAAACATTGGAGTGGTATAATGCGTAAAGGAATTATTCTGTCAGGTGGAATGGGCACTCGTTTGTACCCATGCACTGAAGTCACATCAAAGCAACTCTTGCCTGTCTATGACAAGCCATTAGTTTATTATCCGCTCTGTACACTGATGCTCGCGGGTATTCGCGACATTATGATCATTAATTCACCAAATGATGCAGAAGCATTTAAGAAACTCTGTAAAGATGGTTCGCAGTGGGGGTTGAATATTTCTTATGCTATTCAACCAGAGCCAAAGGGTATTGCTGAGTGTTTTCGTATTGCAGCTGATTGGATTGGCAACGATGATGTCACTCTGATTCTTGGCGACAATATTTTCTATGGTAATGAGTTGATCAATCGTTTCAATGCAGCCAAGTGGAATAATGCTGGCTGCACTCTATTTGCATATCATGTTGCAGATCCAGAACGATTTGGAGTTATTGAACTTGATGAAAGAGGCGAGCCGAAAGCGATTCTTGAGAAACCAGCAAACCCACCGACTAATTATGCAGTCACTGGATTGTACTTCTACAATAACGATGTAGTGAAATACAGTTATGAGATTGAGCCTTCTGCAAGAGGTGAGTTAGAAATCACGGATATTAATAACTTGTATCTCAAGAATCACGATGTAAAGGTTGAGTATCTAAATCGTGGTATTGCTTGGATTGACACTGGTACATTCGAGTCGCTATCTGAGGCTTCTGTATTTGTAGGCTCAATTCAACGACGAACTGGTATGATGGTGGCATGCCCAGAAGAAATCGCATACAAGAATGCATGGATTACGAAGGAACAGGTTGAAGAGGCTGCAGATAAGTACAGAAAATCTGACTATGGTAAATACCTTACCAAAATCTTACAACAACACGAGTACATGACTAAATGATAAAGCCAGTAGATAAAATCGTAATCGTTGGTGGCGGTAGCGCAGGATGGATTACTGCTGCAGCCATTATCAAGGCTTATCCAAACAAAGATTTGACTGTTATTGAAAGTGCTGATGTGCCGACTGTTGGTGTTGGGGAAAGCACATTGGGGCATTTTAGAAGATTTTGTAATTTTTTAGAAATCGATGAAAAAGATTTTATGACTCATTGTGATGCGAGTTATAAACTCAGTATTCAGTTTACTGATTTCTATGAAAAAGGTGCTGGCAGTTTTCATTATCCATTCGGGCAACCTTTTCTAAAAGATACCGTAGATGGAATGCAAGATTGGCTTTTAAAAAAAGCCATGTTCCCAGAAACACCAATCAGAGACTTCGTGCATTGCTACTTTCCAGCAGCAGCATTATTCGAAACAAATAAGTATTCACTGAATAAGTTTAATGAATTTGACAATTTTGATCCAAAAAACGATGTAGCATATCACTTCGATGCAATTAAATTTGCAACATGGTTGAGAGAACGATATTGTAAACCAAGAGGCGTAAAACACATCCAGGCAACAGTCACTGACATCAAAGTAAATGATGATATTGGTATTGAAAAATTGGTGCTGAATACTGGAGACGAAATTAGTGCACATTTATTTGTTGATTGTACGGGATTTCGTAGTCTTTTAATTGGACAAGCATTAAAACAAGAATTTTATTCCTATAATCATATTCTCCCAAATAATCGTGCATGGGCTTGCCAAGTTCCTTACAAAAATAAAGAAAAGGAATTGCAGGGCTACACAAATTGTACGGCAATTCAAAATGGATGGGTTTGGAATACACCAATATGGACCAGAATTGGGACTGGGTATGTCTATAGTGACAAATATGTCGATCCAGAAATAGCAAAAGAAGAATTTAAACAATATCTCATGAGCGATAAAATGGTTATTCCGCGAACAAGAGATGATGTTGAATCTTTAAATTTCAGAGATGTGCCAATGAGAGTTGGTGCATATAAAAATGGGTTTGTTAAAAATGTTGTTGCTATCGGACTTTCGGCTGGGTTCATTGAACCACTAGAATCAAATGGACTCTTAACTGTACATGAATGGGCTTTACATTTATTGAGATTATTACAAAGACCTGCAATTAATGAGTACGATAAAGAAACTTATAATAAAAAAACATTTGATCAATGGAGAGGATTTGCGGATTTTGTCGCGCTGCATTACTCATTAAGCATACGCAATGATACAGAGTATTGGAAATCTAACTTCAACAGACCACTCGTGCGTCTGAGCGACAATCCATACTCATCGACTGAAAGACTAATAGAAAACAAATTTATTACAAATAGAGGTAGGGACAATGTCGATGGTATGAATTGGATTAGTGTTGGAATGCATTGGTTTTTCTTTGATGAAATTAATATGATGCTTAGAGAAAAGGTGATTGGATTTAGTCGTCAAAACTATGATCACATGAAACAAATGGAAGAACATTTTCATTTATTTGAAGAAAGAAAGAGAAAGTGGCGAAAACACGCCGCAAATGCTCCATCTTTGTATTATTACCAAAAGAAATATATTTACGGCGAAGAATAACAAGAGTTGTCTACCAAACAGATTTGAGATATAATAGAAATATAATTGTCAGGAGAAGTTATGAAGACTGATGTGGAAAAGATGATTGAACAGCTCGTTGCCGAAGTCGGCACTCCGAAGTATGCTTATAATTGCAAAGAGTTTAATCCAGAAAAGGATACTGTGTTCTACTCTGGTCCATACTGGGATGAAAAAGAAATCATTGCTGGCGTAACTGCATTCCTTACAGGCAAGTGGCTCGTCTCTGGCGAACAAGTTGCAAAGTTCCAGTGGGAGTTCGGTCGCAAGTTCAATGTGAAACACTGTCACATGGTCAACTCTGGTTCGTCAGCCAACCTTACGATGGTTGCTGCGCTGAAAAAGCACCTCAAGTGGCAAGATGGCAATGAAGTCATCGTATCACCTGTTGGCTTTCCGACGACGATTGCTCCACTGGTCCAGAATAATCTCAAGCCAGTCTTCATTGACATTGAGATGCATACATTAAACTTTGATCTCTCCAAGATTGAAGAAAAGATTACTGAACAAACAGTTGCGATTTTCGTATCGCCTGTTCTTGGTAATCCTCCAGACATGGATGTTCTTGTTGAACTTTGCGAAAAACATGGGCTCACTCTGATTGGTGATAACTGCGACTCACTTGGTACGAAGTGGGATGGAAAACAACTCACCGATTATTACTACGCATGGTCAACATCGTTCTATCCTGCGCATCATATTTCGACTGGCGAAGGAGGCATGGTTTGCTCAAATGATGAAGAACTTATCAACACTGCTCGTTCTATATCTTGGTGGGGTCGCGATTGCCGCTGCGTCGGGGCTGCTAATTTGCTTTCTTGCGGCACTTGTGGTAATCGATTCGACAAGTGGCTTGAAGGATACAACGGCATCATCGACCACAAGTACCTTTTCTCAAATATGGGATACAACCTTAAACCTTTGGACCTACAAGGGGCGATCGGAAGAGAGCAACTCAAGAAAATAGATGAGATTGATGTTAAACGACGAGCCAACTTTCATAAGATCGAATCTTTGTTGATTAAGTATATTCCTGGAATTCGAGTCGCTGCGAATCTTGAGAAGGCAGATCCAAGTTGGTTTGGTGTTCCAATCATCACAGATACTCCAGAACTCAAAGAAAAACTCCAAGCGTTCTTGGAAGCGAATCGTATTCAGACTCGTAATTACTTTGCTGGCAATATTCTATTGCATCCTGGATACAAGCATCTGGATAATGCAGAGAACTATCCGAATGCAAACAAGGCACTCAGCAATGTATTCTTCGTCGGTTGCCCACCACATTACGGCGACAAGGTTTGGGAATACTACGAGAGCGTCCTTGCAAAATGGCAGTGAATATTTTCGGAGGCAATGGATTTGTAGGCTCATATTACACACAACTACAAACATCATTTCATTTAAATGAAAGAGACCATTATCAAGTCTATTCTCCTGATGTTGTTTATTTTATTAGTACCGTTGACAATTATAATGTACATGTCGATAGTACGCTGGATATCAATACTAATTTAATTGTATTGATGCGAGTTTTAGACAATTATCGTGACTATATAAAGGCGTCTGGAAAGCAAGGTTGTTTCAACTTTATCTCCAGTTGGTTTGTTTATGGTCAGGATTCAGGATACGGCGACAAACATCGCGGCATTCCCGAAACTGACCTCTGTGATCCAAAAGGTTTCTACTCCATTACAAAACGCTGCGCGGAACAGTTGCTGGTTTCCTATTGTGAAACCTTCGGACTGAATTACCGCATTTTGAGGCTCGCAAATGTCATTGGGAAAAATGATGCGAAAGTTTCGGCGAAGAAGAATGCGTTACAATACCTATTGGGGGAGATTGCAGCGTCGCGAGCAATTGATCTCTATGATGGGGGGCGTTTTTTTCGCGATTATATTGATGTTCGCGATTGCGCTCGCGCAATCGATCTAGTCCAGAGGACAGGCAAGGTAAATGAAATCTATAATATTGGTAATGGTATTCCTTGTGATTTTCGTGATCTTCTTGAGTTTGCCAAACACCGACTGAACTCTTCCTCTGAGTTCCGAACAATCGAACAAAAAGAGTTCCATAAGAAGGTCCAATCCTCTCGTTCATTCTACATGGACACAACTAAACTCAAGGAACTGGGTTATCTTCCTCAGTATAGCCGCTATGCCATGGTCGCTGACATCTGCGATTCTTTACTAGCAAAATAATATAAATAACATAGTATATCCCACAGCGTGGAGAGACTATGTTTGGCTTTAAACAGTATTCCGTTCTCACAGAGGCAGTCGCCGCTCGCGGAATTCCACACATAGCCCATCCTTCCGAGTCAGCCTTTAAAGATAAAAAGGCAGTCAATGCTGCTCTCTCCACGATTCAAGGCGTTGCTTCTGGTCGAATTCCCGCTTCTCGCAAAATCGACGACCGTATGTCGTTCCACGCTATTCGCACTCCAGAAGGAAAGATTGGCGTGAAGTATAAGGGAACTGGATCGAACTATAGTTTCTCGCCAGCAGAAATTGATAAGCAACACGGCGAAAAGGAATACATCGCCAAGCCACTTAAAGCCATTCTTCAGCATATCGGTAAAGTCCTTCCAGATAAGGCTGGAGAATATCAAGGTGGTTTTTTAAGCACTCCAGATACTCGTTCAGAAGAAGATGGCAAAATTAGCCATACTCCAAACACGATTAAGTATGCAGTTGACCGTAACTCTGCAGAAGGCAAAAAACTCGCCAAGTCTAAAGTAAGTATTGCACTGCATACTCGTATTGCAAAGTCTGGTAAACCAAGCCCTCTTGATTATAATGATCTAAAGAGTCACCCAGACATTCATGTAATGTCTCACCAAGTGACGCCACAAGAACAGAATATTGATCCAGATAAAAAGCGTCAAGCATTGAAGCATATTGGTTCTGCAAAAGAATTAATGAGAGATCATTCATTCGAACATCATGTCGGGCATAGCGAAACACTCACACGATATGCAAACTCAACTGTTGATACAGGGGAAGCACCATCAGTTGCGGGTTATAAAGAATTCTTAAATAAGTATCATAACAAACGAATTGATTCTGTGAAAACTGAAAAAGCAAAAGCACAGAAAGAAGCAGAAAAGAAAGCAGCACTGGAACATGTAAGCAATAACGCTCCTGCGTTCCAGCGAACTTTTCAGATTCACCACCATGTTCAAAAAGCAACTCAAGCAGTTGCAAATGGATTGTCAGATTCTGCTGGTGGTGGTTATGAGCATAGCATTGAAGGTCAAAAATCTTCTGGCGAAGGTTTTGTTGCGAAGGGATTGAAGTTTGTTCCTCGAGCATTCACTGCAGCAAACCGCGCACGAAGTGCAAGATTTAAACAACAGAAGAGTGTAATATGAGTCACGCAGTTATCGCATGGGGAAGATTTAATCCTCCAACTGAAGAAGGTCATGGAAAGTTAGTCAAAGCAGTCCAAGATCACGCTGAGAAGGTTGGTGGTCAACATTACATTTTCCCAACACACACTCAAGATAAGAAAAAGAATCCAATGACTCATGCCGATAAAGTCGGTGCAATGCGTTCATTGTTTCCAAACGCAAATGTTGTTTCTCACGGTAAAGTGAAGACAATCATTGACGCGATGAAGCATCTTGAAAAGAAAGGTCACAAAGAAGTCACTGTTGTTGCTGGCTCTGATCGTGTTCCAGAGTATCATACTCTATTAAATAAGTACAGAAGCACAGATTTTCCAGGAATCAAAAAAGTTCATGTTAAGTCAGCAGGACAGCGCGATCCAGATGCTGAAGGCGCAGAAGGAATGTCTGCTTCTAAACTTCGTGGACTAGTCTCATCAGGAAAGAAAAAAGAGTTTGTTTCACATTATAGCGATCCAAAATTGGGTGCACATATTCATGATAAGGTAAAGGCAGGTTTACAAATGGAATCAGTAACTCCAGTTGGCATTTTCTTGCTTGGCGGTCCAGGTAGTGGTAAGGATTATGTTCTAAAGAATATATTCTCTCGCTTCGACCTAATAGAAGTCCAAGCAGATCAAATCCTCAGTGGTGCTGCATCAGAACTCTATGAAGGCAAATCAAATATTGTCATTAATGGAGCACTTGATGAAAGCAAAATTTTAATCATCAAGAACATGCTAGAAGGATATGACTTTGATCATGTCTATGTTTCGGTCACAAATAAAGTGAGCCGTGTGCGTAACTCTTTGCGCGAACAGCCACTTGTAGAAGCCAAGCGCATTGAGAAATTCCTTGCTGCCGAGAAACTTGCAGAAAACTACGACTGCTTTAATTTCAATAACTCAATTAATCTAAACGAATCTTCTGAATTCGAAAAGGTATTTTTTGCATCACAGATCGAAAAACTTCTTGAGCGAGTTGTAAACCTTGGTCTTGAGATGAAGGAACAGGCAGAACCAAAAGCATTCACATTGATTCGCGAAAAGGCATTTCCACCAGTAAAGCATGATAAGGAGAGCGGTCTCCCAAAAAAATATATCGCTGGTCTAGGAAAATCAACAGCGAAGGCTCGCGCAGCACATTGGAAAGAAAAGGGAAAACTTTCCGATAGCGACCCTCGCGCCTACGAACCAGCACCTGGTGATGCGACTGCAAAAACAAAGCCAAGCAAATACACGAAGAAGTTTCATGCAATGTATGGTGAAGCATCTTCACCAGCGCAACAGGCTGCAATTGCTATCAATATGAAGAAAAAAGGCATCAAGCCAAAGAACGAAGAAATCGAACTTGATGAAGGTGCAAAGAATCCACTGGTCCTTGGCAACAGAGCCGACAGCGCAGCAGTTTCTGACTTACTAAAGAAAAAACTCGCAGATGTGAAATCCAAAAAAGGATATGTTTATCAACCAAAAGTTAAGAAAGAAGAAGTTGAACTTGACGAAGGTGCTGCTGATTCATCTCTCGCTGCTAAAGCGCAGAAATCTGGCATCTCTGTCGGAACATTACGCAAAGTTTATAATCGCGGTGTTGCAGCATGGAACTCTGGTCACCGTCCAGGAACGACGCCACAACAGTGGGGTCATGCTCGAGTAAACTCTTACATTACGAAAGGTAAGACCTATCATACAGCAGATAAAGATCTTCATGAAGCAGAACAGCAGAATGAAGGTATCACTGCAGACATGCGTGATTACTTTGCGGGAAATGAAAAGCCAAAAGCAGCTCCTCCTTCTAAACTTCTCGCAATGAAGTCTTTCTTTAAAGATTTAGAAAACAAAACTGCACTTCCAAAAGCAAAACAAACTGGTAGAATTTATCATGTTCATCAGGCTGAAGAAGTTGAACCGCCAACACAGAAGCCGCACTTGACTGTTGATCAAATTGCAAAAAAGCATAATGTTGATGTTGCTGAAATTGAAAAGCAACTCAAGATGGGGCAAAAGATTGAGCACGAACATACGAATAATATGGATGTTGCTACAGATATCGCATTGAACCATCTCGGTGAGTTTCCAGACTACTATACTCGTTTGACCAAACTTGAGAAACAAGCAAAGGCAGCGATTAAAGAACAAGATGAACCAGAAGTCGTAAAACACGAAAGAAAAGAAGAACAGAAGCGCAGAATTCGTGATACTCGTGTATTGCATCATCAGAATCGACACATTCACCAACTTGCCGTTGGTGAAGCAGTTCGCCGTGTTCCAAGAAGTGGCAATATTACTGCAGTGATGAAGAAGCGCGAGCTGAACGATGCTGAAAGAGCAGGATATGAGCAAGCCAAGATTATGAACAATACACCAAAGGTTCAAGAAGAAGTCGACTTGGATACTTTATTTGAAATGCAATTAGTGGGCACTGACGAATACAGAAAGCATGCTATTGCTATGACCCCAGGACAAGGAGAACCAGTAGATGCTTTCCCAGTTAAAAGCCCAAATGCAAAACCTTTTGCAGTGGTTGCAAAGAAAAATAAATCAATTGTTTCTCAATACACAACCGAACACACAAATTGCGGAACACCAGATTGTTGTGGCGAATGCTCCTCAAATGAATCAGTGGAGTCAGACAGTGGATCAGATCTTCGAGAAGGTAAGTCTGTCGAACAAACAGTAGACACAACACCAGAGTTGAGAGTGAGACACAAAAAGTCTGCAACTTCTACAGGTTCTGAATACCATGGAACTCTGCAAGGTTTCACTGCTGCAGCAAGACATACAGTTGAGGAAGTTTCTCTCGAAGAAGCCGTTCAGTATCACCTAGACAATAATATCTCAATCACTGAGAATGTATTCCGTCCAGGTTCAGATATGTTTTTCCAGTTGATCGGTGAAGCCAAACGACTCTATAAAGAAGGCAAGTATACACCTGCTGACGAATATGAAAAAGATCTTCTAAACTCTGACATTGGCGAAAAGGTGATGTTCGAAGGGAAAGAAGTAATGCTTGATTTCCCTTTCGTCGAAGAGATAAATGAAGAAGAATCAGACCCAACTGGTGGAAAGGGCATCGGCAAGCCATTCCGCTCAAACGGCGGCGGTGCTGTCTATGTTCGTACTGGCGATGGTGGTGTAAAAAAGGTCAACTTCAGTCAGTCTGGAATGAGAAAGAGAATCAACGAGCCTGCAAGAGTTCGTTCTTTCGTCGCTCGCCACCATTGTTTAACAAATAAAGATAAAACCAGCGCATCCTATTGGGCATGCCGTTGGCCAAGATATTTTAGCAATACGGGGCAGCAGTGGTGGTGATATGGAAGAGTTTATTCCATTGAACTATAAACCATACATTGAGCATAAACTAAATAATGGTGGTATTCTACGGACCTTTAGTAAAGATGTTGTGAGTGAGGAACTCGTCTGGCATCGAGATAAAAAGAATAGAATTGTGACTGTTATTGAGGGTGAGGGTTGGGAAATTCAGATGGATGACCAACTTCCTCGACCGCTGATAAAAGGCGAAGAATATGTCATACCAGCATATATCTTCCATAGAATTAAGCGTGGTGCGACAGATTTAGTTTTAAGGATTGAGGAACACTAATGAAATATGAACAACTAGTTGAGCAATCAACTGAGATTCTAAAAGAAGAAGCAGAGCCAGCACTGATTAGCGCATTGCATAAAGTGTTTGCTGATGCTTTCGTGTTCTATTTCAAGGCTCACTCTTTCCACTGGAATGTAGTCGGTAAAGATTTCCCGCAGTATCATGATTTCTTCGGTAAAGTTTATGAAGGCGTGTTTGATAATATTGATCGCCTTGCAGAAGAAATTCGTTCATTGAATGCTCCTGCTCCAATGAACCTTGGAGCATTGATTGCTGATGCGACGATCTCTGAAAATAAAGATGTATTAGACGGCATGGGTATGGTAAATGCTCTTGCTGCAGATAATGATAAGATTCTCGCTGGTCTTTTGGCTTGCCAGAAGATGGCTGAAGCGGCAGATGAAGTAGGTCTTGCAAACTTTCTCCAAGATCTATTTGATGGTCATAAGAAATTTGGTTGGATGTTCAACTCAATCCTCAAGGGCTAAACAATGGCAGATGTAAAAATTCCAAAAATGCTCGGTAGTATGTCTCACACATACCAAAAGGCATGGTATAAAAGAAATAAAATGGAACTTCCTGCACACTTGCAGCGCGCATCATCGGCTGGTAAAGTCGACACAACTCGCACGAAACAAGCACAGCAGCAAAGCCTCAAAGCCTACGGTGCTACAAAGGGCACTCGTACTGGTTCTGCCGAAGGCACTGGTGAGGAATTGAAAGATACCGTCAAGCCATTGACTCCAGAACAGCACGCTAAAATTAATGCAGCAAAGCGCGCATCAGAAGGTAAGCCATTGACGAAAGATCAAAGAATGTCAATCATTGCTCGTTCTGTGCGTAAGGCTCAGTCAAAGCATGATGTTCCAACTCTTGACAATAATGATGCACATAATGATGTTCGCCACGATCATGATCTAATGCATGTAGTCGGTGTTCGTCATTCATATAATGAGGGTTATGATCCTTCTCCTGCTGCAATTGCGAAGATGCTTGTTGACAAACATGGTCCAAATGTCACGAAAGATCATATCAAAGAACTCGAAAGTGAGCGTGACACACATGGTGGTTTAGATCACGAGGAAATCATGAAGCATGTCAAAAAGATGACTGAGGAAGTAGAATCAGTTGATGAAGCCAACATGCGCTTCGATTATGAAGCAGCCGCTCGTCCAAAGTCATCTGATGTTAAGAACTTCTTGAATCGAAATAAGAATGCTCGTGCCGCTGCTGCTTCTAAGAAGTATATTCGCCGCATGACAAAACTCGGCGGTCTTGGTCCAAACCAAACCAAGAAAGATACTGAGGCTCACATGAAGGCACACTTTGAAGAAGTTGAAATAAACGAAATGGACTCAGAAGGTTACAGAGGACATCGCGGTGATGAAGATCCAGGTAAGGGTCCAGCAAAATATGTAAAACCAGTCACAACGAAGAAAACTCAAGATGATGCAGCAAAAGTTTTGGCTAAATCTTTTGCAAAAGATAAAGTCAAGAAAGAAGAAGTCGAACTTGATGAAGCATCTGTAAATCATCGTGAATATGCTTCTCGTGATTTGATGCATCCAAATATGGCAAAAATCATGAAGCCTGGTGAAAATGTCGATTTCTATAGCCATGATACAAGTAAGTTATCTGGTATGGTTACTAAAAATGATGGTAAGTTTGTACATATTAAAGCCGACCCACATCATGGCGGAAAATTGCACATGTTCAAAGTGCAACCGCATCTTCCAAAAACAATTAAAGTTGAAGAAGTCGTTATCGAAGGCGCAAAAGAGGACGCAGAGAAACTTCTCGGCGGTCCAGTTAAAACAAGAACGGGCAATGAACCAAAAGGAAAACTTCCGCTTGGTTTCCGCCAAGCACGCAATCTTGCTCGTCAGGCAATGAAAGCAGGAAAGTCAGTCACAGAATCAACCGCAGAGGTTACAGAGGTAAACGAAATGTCACACGGCAAACTACTCGCCAAAATGATTATGGCAAAGCAATCAAAACATCCAGTTGCTCAACATATGGGTGAAGCAAAAGATCCAGGTGAGTATGATTACGAAGGTGACATGGCTATGTCACAACTCAAGAGCGTTATCGCAAATGCTCAAAAACTCCACGACATGATGGAGCCAGACACAAACCTACCTGAATGGGTACAAGCCAAGATTACTCTTGCCGAAGATTATATCGTTACCGCTGCCAACTATATGGATGGTCAGATGGACGAATCTGCTTTCGCTGAATTGGATGCAGAACTTGAACTCTTCGAAAAAGCACCACCAGGTTCAAAGTATGAGCGTATGGTTAAGCATATCAAAGCAGGATATGCAAAAGGTGGTTTGACACCAAAAGAAAAGTCAATCGCCTATGCAACTGCTTGGAAATCATACAACAAAGCCAATGAAGAAGTTGAGGGTCTTGATGAAGATTATCAAGACACATACCATAAGCATATGAATGCTCATTTTGATGCTGCCAATGCAGGTGACTGGGAAAAAGCAGAAAAGCACGCTAGAACGGCAGAAAGAGCTGCAGCAATGCACTTCAAAGAAACTGGCAAAAAGATCTATGATCCAGGATATACTGGCAAGTCAAAGCATATCGGTATGAGAGAAGAAGTCGAGCAGATTGATGAACTAAAGAAATCAACTCTTAAGAGTTATGTCAAAAAAGCAAGCAGCGAAATGAAAAAAGCGCACGACTATCATCAAATGCGATATGGTGGACGCGATGGAACAG